ATCTCCGTCCCCGTCTTCGTGGTCAACGCCGCCAGCAGGTTCGCCCCGGACGGTGTGGCCAGGAACGTCGCTACATTCGCCGCCAGTCCAGAGACGCCGGTATCGATGGGTAGCCCGGTGGCGTTGGTCAGGGTGGCGCTTGTGGGTGTGCCAAGGATGGGGGTGACGAGGGTCGGGGACGTGTTGAAGACCGCCAGGTTAGTTCCGGTTTCGTCGCTCAGCACCCCGGCCAGTTGTGCGCTGGTCGTAGCCGCCATGACAGACAAATTATCAGTGGTGACGACAAGAGTCTTGGACGTGGGAATGGTTGTGCCATTGACGCTGGTTGCCAATGCCACGCCGAGGGTAGGCGTCACCAATGTGGGCGATGTGGCAAGTACCAGCAGGCCCGTCCCTGTCTCGTCGGAGATAACGCCTGCCAATTGCGCTGAAGTAGTGGCCGCAAATTGGGATAACGGACTCGCTACCAGACCTATCGCCGCTGCATGGATGCCGTCCACTGTGTCTGCGTTTAGGTTAGCAACCACGGTCGTACTCGCCACCGTCAGCGGGGCCGTGCCGGTCACCACGTCACTTTGGAGCGTCTCCGCCCGTATCTGCCAACTGCCTGCATCCCAGGCCGCCGTCAACGGAATCGTGCCATCCGCCAGCAGCGCACCGGTTGCCGCCGCAAAGCCGCCGCCGCCGATGTACTGCCAGGTCGGGGTCGTGGCGGTCAGCATCCAAATGGAATTATTGTCAAGCTGCCGGTAGAACTTGCCCACGTCCGCAGCGACTTTTGAGGTGTCAGCTATGCGGGTGGCAGCGTCGGTATGAGAACCGCTGACAGGTACGTGGTTGGCTGTTTGTGCTGAATGTAGTGCACTGGTCATGGTTTCGCCTCGTTATCCTACGACTTGCAGTAGTCCATCTTCGTTGGTCAGCCACCCGCCGCCCGTGTCCCCGATCAGCGGGATCTGCACGCTGAAGGTGGAACCGTTGATGCTGAACAGTACCTGGCCGATCTGGGTTGCCTTGTTGGTGGCATAGCCCGTCAACACCCCGCCGCTTCCCAGCCCTGCCAGATGGTCATGGTCTGCCAACGTCGCCGCTGAAGACCCCCCACCCCCACCCCCACTCGTCAAGACAGTTCCGTATCCAGAGGTAGGTGCGTATTCCGCCGCCGCCTTGCGTCCCACGTTCTTGACAGGGAGGCTGTCCCCCACGTTGATGGTAATGCCGGATTCGTTGCGGAAAATGTACTTCTGCCCCTGCACCTGGATTTGATTGCGTCCCAGATACGTCCCGGTCCGTGGTTCCGGCTTGCGCTCAAACGCTTTGATCAGGGTGGTGGCAAGCCCTTTTCCCGCTTCTGAGTTGCGTACATTGTAGAATAGCTTAGATGGCATGTCTACCTCTCATCGGATCTCGTTATTTGTACACCTACTACGGCAGAGGCCCAAGAGAACTCCGTAAACTGTAGGCTGACTCGGCCTATCATGTAGTTTCTGATTTCAGTTCTGCCCGAATAGTCCCATGTCAAGGTAGCCACTTGTCCCGGAACCAGATTCATTCCGGTGAAAGCCGCATCCATTGTTGTGTCGAACGGTCGTCGCATCTGCCAGAATCGCTTGAGTGCCCCCGCAAGGGCCGCTGTCTCATCCGCATAGACGTAAGGCCCAATCCTCTGCACGGAGCCAGTACGGGACGCCGGGGACGGCTGTGTGACTGTCTCCTCTCCCTTGTCGTCCAAAGGTCGCCAGTCTAACTCAACCGTCCCTACGTTCATTGTGACAGATCGGTTCGTGGAGACGTGTCTGATTTCAGTTCGCCCCCATGTGTAGTCTGCGGCGGGTGTCCCTGCCCAGAACGGGTCAAGTCGAACAGTTAGCTTGCTATCCCGTCCAACCGTGATGCGGGTCAATGTGTAGTTTGCCACATCAGCCAGCACAGGCCACATGGACCCGCCGCTGGTGGTGTACTCCGACGGGGATGTCGTATTGCCAATGTCGATGACAGCCCCAGCGGGCAGGTCGGCTTGGGAAATGATGGTTTCCACTACATCAGCCACCGTCCCGCCAATGACCATGTTGTCCACGGACAGCACATCCTCACTGACTCGGATGTCAACCTCATTGACACGGATGCGAGAAACGGGGTCGGACATGACGGTCAACTCGATAAGTAGCCAACGAATCCGTGGATCAGTCGCAGACACGTCAAGGCTATAGATTTCAGCGGTGTTCCCAGTAACGGTAGCCAGGGTGGTGTAGTCCACGGTGTAGTTGGCATCGTCCGGCGTTCGGGCCAGGGTCAAGGCAGAACTTCGTACAATGAAGTCTGCCGGAACCGCAAAGCCAGCCGGTCGGCGCATCTTGATGGTCTTGATAGGATAAGCATCGGTCGCCACCCCAGCCGGTGTCACAAAATAGATCAGGTCATTGGCGCTGTGAATGGCGGCAGTCGTTGAGTTCGCTCCTCGTGCGGAGACTGTCACCGTCCCCGCCTTGAAGTCCCTGGCGCTGTAGGCGATCTGTTCGTCCCCTATCTGGATGGTTCCCGTTGCCGGTAGTCCTTCCGCAGACACGTCAGACACGTTCTCCATTGCCAGGGCATCGCCAACCCCAGGAACAGTTGCCGTGATAGCCGCAGACAGGAACAGTCCAATCTCCGGTAGGTCGAACAGAAGCCATGCCTTGTCCGCCGTCAGGATGGTATAGCCCGGCGTGGAGATTCTGCCAACCTGCCAGAAGTCTGCCGTCACCGTAGGGGAGGTGGGGTTGTGCATCATGCGGGCTGTCTCACCCGTCCCCAATGCCGCCAACGCACTGCCTGTCCAGGTTGGAGTCCAGGTGGTCATTGGTTCGGTTGAACCCCAAACCACCTGGGATTGCCCATTCTGGCTGGGTCCTTCAAGAAGACGGAACATGCCACCCGCTGCGGTCACATGGTCAAAAATGGATGGCCCGGTGCTTGTGGTTTCCCAAGGGAATACGGGGGGGGACGACTCTGTGACGGTAAGCGTTCCACCGGTCAGGCTGGCTCCGCTTCCAGATAATCCAGGACCGGACAGACTGCCCAAGATGTTGATAAAAGTTACGAAAAAAGAACCAGACCACCCGTCCAGCCGCACATTGTCTACGCCCACGGTAGACAAGCCAGTCAGTGCCGTTTGCACCGTTGACACAGATGCGTTATAGGCAAGCGGCCCTGTCGTTTGTGCGCCTACGGTGAGGGTATAAGTGCCGCCCGTGCCATCGTTGACCACCGTGTATTTCTGATTGCCCATGTTCCAGACTTTCCAGTCGGCCAAGTCTAGCACATCAGCGGCTTGGGATTCGGGGTTTTCTTCGGAAAATAGGGCTGGGTTTTCTGCCAGGATCACAATGTCCCCAGCGTTGTACTGCAACCCGCCGCCACCCTCAAAGCTAACCATGTAGTCTACGCCCGCAATCAACCAGACAGAAGCCACGGCATCTCGATACCAAGAAATTTCAACCCATCGGTAGCCGTCGCCTTGCCCTGTGTACTTAGACACATGAACTTGCGTGATGCCGTAGTTCTCCTGAATCCCGTCTATGTTGCTGGATTGCGGGTCGTGCTGAGGATTGTTTTCCCCATAGTATCGCCCGGACCACCAGCCCGTATCAATGGACCCGTCCACAATGGCAGATGCATCAACGATTTCAGACGTGGCCGTTAGTTCACCCAAGCCAATCTCTTTGCGGACGGGAGACAGGGTAGAGGATGCGGTCACGTTGGCTTGATCAGCCAAGTCAATGTCCCCTACGTGGATGCCCGTGATGTCCTCATTCACCAACATGCCACCCAACCCCACAACGGTCATTGACCATTGACGAGTCTTTGTCTCATCGTCTTGGATGGGAGTCCTGGACACCCAACCCACGGCAAAGTTTGTCCACGCTCCCCATCCGCCTCCACTCACGGAGGCAATCTGGCAGATAACCAGATGCCCTGTCCGCAGAGCGCCAATCGGTGCGTTGACCCCGGACAAGTCCATCTCCCACGATGACGTGGAAAGGTTGATGTCCATTTGGTCAGTGAGGGTGAACGTGCCTGTCTCCATATTCAGCGGGAACCAGAACGTGGCTGTTGCCCCGGCTGTATGGATGCCAGAATACTCAGAATCCACCACGTCCCTGGTGCAACCTGTCAGTAGATTGCCTGTACGCCCCGTGTACGTGGCATAGGCGAGACTTTCACCCATTGCCCCTACACCAAGCCACACACCGCCCGTAAGGGGCCATGTGGACGCATCTGTCACCGTAATGGATGTGGCAACAGCCGTGACGGTAACCGCAACGGTTGAAGCCGTAGCCGGGGTATAGGCGGCAAGTGATAGGGCAGACCAATCCCAGAAATCCCCATCGGTCGTCTTACGCCAAGGGGGGCCAATGAAGAAGCGGGTCTTGTTGTAGCCCGTGCGACCGGGGATGTCCATGCGGGAAGTCAAAGCTTTTGCTGAGATAGTGCCCCCACTCCTTCCACTTCCGCCCCCACTAAAACTAGGGGACAATAGCTGTCCAGATTTCCCAGAAGAGGAGGAGGAACTGCCCCCGCTAGACGCACCCCCACCCCCGCTGAAGCTGGGCGATAACCGTTGCCCAGACTCGCCAGAGGAGGAAGATGCACTGGACCCACTGCTACGCCCCCCGCCTCCGCTGGAACTAGGAGATAACAGTTGCCCAGATTTGCCAGAAGAGGAAGACGCACTGGATCCGCTAGACGCACTGGCCC